TTATTTTATATTATTAAAAATCTGCAAATAACTTACTTGCACTAGACCTTACATCTTCATCTAAGACTACTATCCCTACTAGTGGATTTCCTTTTGCATATTGTATAAACTGAATCAATCCATTATCATGTACATACTTTGCTTCTGCTTGTTTCCAATCTCCTACAAAAGCTACACATGAGTTATTTCCTACTCTTGAACCTATTAATTTAAATATTTTCTTATTTAAATCTTCACATTCATCAACTAAAACAAATGTATCTTTTAAGCTCATGCCCTTCATGTAATATGGTATCTCCATTTCTAATTGTCCTTTCATTACCATATCATTTAACTGAAATTCTCCACCATCTAAATTTTGTTCTATTGGTTTATAAAATTCTCTTATTTTATCTTCTTTTGTACCTTTTAGATATCCAATTTCTTCACCTGAACCTAGAGGGTTTCTTACTAACATTATTTTTGAATAATTTCCTTTATCTAAAATATGATATACTGCTGTTCTAATACTAAGAACAGTCTTTCCACTACCAAAATTACCTGCTATTATTTTAATAGGAATATTTTTATCCATCAGCAGGTCTAAGGCACATCGCTGCTTACTATTCCACCCTTTAACAACTTTTGATGGAGGTAATTTTATCAAATTAAGTTCTCCATTATTAAATCTATATTCATAAACTTTATCTAAGTCTGTATTTTTCAAAATCAAATATTCATTTTCTAATAAATTTAATGAATTATTTCCACTATCATATTGATAGAATAATTCATTAATATCGTCTGTACTTCCTGTGAATTCCTTAAAACCTTTATATTCATCTTCTTGTTGAATTAATCTCATTGAGTCTAAACCAAATATTTCTTTAGCTATTTTGTAAGCTAAAATATCATTGCTTATAAACTTAACGTCACTTCTTTTACCTTCTTCATAAGCAGTCGCAATAATTAAATTATCATTGTTCTGTTCTAAATGCTTATCCTCACAAATCTTTCTGTGTTTGTCTTCACATAATATTACTTTATACTTATCTTCATTTTCAATTATATGTCTTAATGCGATTCGTCCTTTAAACTTAACTTCATTATCTTTTCTGGAGTCTGTTTTTATTGATTCTAATTCTTCAATAACTATACTAGATAAATACAATTCACCATATTCCTCTAATAATACATCTAAGTTATCAGTATGTAATAAAATATTTGTATCTATGAACACTTTAATATTTTTATCCATTTTAATACTCCCTCTCTTACAGAGGTGAAAGGATATACATCCTCTCACATATAAGTTTATTTATGTATATTTATACATTTAATTTTAAAATTATTTTATATTAAATCACTCTATCTTTTAGCCCTTTACCTATTTTTACTTTTACACCTTTATGTGCAGGAATAACTTTTTTACCTAATTCTGGCTGTCTAGGATTAGCTAAACACTCTCTTTCTGCAACTGCTTTGGTTTCTATTGTCATGAATCCTGTTAATGCAACTTTATCTCCGTTTTCTAAAGCTTTTCCTACTACTTCCTCAAATGCTTTTAATGCTAAGTCACATTGCTTTTGATTTAATTCTCCTTTAGTTTCTTCAACCATTCTTTTTAATAATTCATTTTTTACCATATTTGTTTCCTCCTTAAAATATCTCTTTTTAAAAAATTTTATTATTTTGTTTATATAAACCACTTTTGTGGTTTTTAACTTTATAAATTATTGTATCTAAAAATACCTTCTAGCAGTAATATAATCATTCCTATTACTTAATTTAGATATTTTTACCACATCACCTGACTTTGGTGAATGTATATATTCATCATTGCCTAAATAAATTCCTACATGATACGGAATATCTTTTCTTCCAAAGAACACTACATCACCAGCTTGTAATTTATTTTTAGCTATTATATTACCTTTTTTTAATTGATCATATACAGTCCTTCCTATTTTTAGTCCTGTACTATTTTTATAAACATATTGTACTAGACCTGAGCAATCAAATCCTAATTCTGGAGTATTTCCACCCCATTTATAAGCTTTATAAGGCATTTCTTTTGCTTTTGTTATTAATCTATTTTTAAATGTTTCTCTTGTTATTTTAAAACTGTTATTTATTACTCCGTTTAATATAATATCTACTATAAATTCAAAACCATTTACGTTTTCATCTATAACTATAGGACAATCACAATTAAAATTATCTGTTTTATAATTAGAATTACATCTAATTTCTTTAATAGAAAATTTCACTGGTACTTTAAACTGATTATTTTCTAATTCTTCATTAGTTTTAACATTGAAATTATTTATTAAATTTAATATTTCTTTGTAAGATAGTATTAAGTTCTTATAAGTACCCCAATTCTCATCTTCCCTAGCCTGTACAATTTTGTCATTCAGTAAATACAATTCTTTTTCTAAATTATTTAAGTGTTTTTCAAAATTCATGTTCTTCTCCTTGATGTCGGTCATCACCCATATATTTTATTTAAATGTAAAATTATTTTACATAAAATAACGATTTTAAATTAATTATTCAATTTTTTGTGTAAGTTTATAAGGTAAATATTTTCTTAAATAATCACCTATAATATTATAATCTTTATGTATTACATTTCCAATAACTGAATAAAATATAGAACCAATAAATTCTACTTTCATATCTTTTAATATAGTTTCAAATTTATCTACATCAAACTCATCATTTTCATCTCTAATCATTTTTCTTAAACAATTTTTACAAATAGGATATTCTGAATTATCTATTTTATAAAAATCTTTTTTATTTAATTGTTTTTTACATTCTTCGCAAAATATCTTATTTTCATTGTATTCTTTAACATAGCCTCTAATATCACCAATAAATCGTTTTAATGTTATTTTTTCTAATATATTAGAAATTGCTTGTTTGAATTGCTCTAGTATATCCTCATTGGTAATAAAAAATATTACATCATATCTTTCACCAATTGTTCTAGCAACTCTAAAATGTTCAATATAATCTTTATATTCAAATTCTATTTTATTAATACATTCTTCAATCTCTTTTTCAATTGCACATCTTATTTTATATTCATCACTTTTCCAATAATCTATTTTATTTTTTATATTAACACCATTTTTATTTTTTATATTAATTCCATTTTTATTTTTTATATTAATTCCATTTTTATCTATTATGACCTCATTATTCTCCGTAGTAAGTTGTCCATTCTCAACTCGCATAATTATTTTATCTGATGTTTGTATTATATTAGATTTGCATTTTTTATTTTCTGATAACTCATTGATTAACATTACAGTTTCTCTGTAACTATTAATTAAATTCTTATACATAGAAAAATTTCTATCTTCCCTAGCTTTAGCTAAAGAATGATTTAAATATTCTACCTCGTTTTTTAAATTTTCTACTACTTTTTCATTAAAACCATCCATATTAACTCTCCTTCTGGCTTTCAGTAGCCACACTATATATTTATATAAATCCTATTGGATTATATATCTTATTCATTCCTTCTAAAAAATAGGAGGGAGTGGGTAGGTTTTCTACCCATATCAATGAAAAAATTATCTATTTAATTAAGTTACTCTCTATTATTAAATTATTTTATATTTTAGCTCCTTGTATATCACCATTTTTATATTCATCTAATACAGAAAAACACATTATATCATCATCATTTATAAAAATATAGTTATGATTTTTAGCTAAACATATTCTCGAACAACCATCTTTTAAAGTTACGACTACTCCAACATCAGTATTTAATATTTTATTACTATTTTTAAATTCTATTTTCATATAATCATTCTCCCTTTACAAATACTTATATTAGCACCAGACCGTATTCTCGGCTAGACCATGCTAATTTCTACTTGTACTTCGTAGATTACAACTGCACTCAGTGAGCATTGTTAAGAGGCTTAGTGGGTTCTATTAAAGTTGTCTTGATTAATTGGAGCTTTACTCCGTTGTTTATATTTTAGTACCAAGGGAGTCATTCATACTTCCTCATACTTGTCAAATTGTTTTATTTATAAATTCTTGATTTTATTAAAATAGTGTTATTTACTATTACATTATAACAAACTGCACATTTTATAAAAAACCATGTTCAAAGTTAGTTATATCAATGGCTGTGTGATTTTAAACAAAGGCTAAATTATTGAGTTTTTCATGTATTTTCTTTGTCTTTCTAGTCGTTTTTCTTTAGAACATTTATTGCAATATTTTGTTCTTTCTTTATTTTTAACTCTTATCCATTTATCACAAACCAGACACCTTTTCCACTTTTCGCCTCTCCATATTAAATATTGATGTACTACTCCATCAAAATCAGTAATTACTAAATCATCTTCATTCTTAACATTTTCTTTATCACCAAAATTTAATTTAATATTTATTTTAGTATTTATATTACTCGTTGTTATGTATTCTCTTTTATATAATTCATTCATTATTCTTTTTTGTTTATCACCTCTTAATCCTACCTTAGCTTCTCTACAAATTACTGAACATGATTTATTAACCCAATAATCATTATTTTCTCGCTGCATTTGTATTTTTGAAATTTTAGCATAAACCAACATTGTAAATGCTATTTTTTCTAACACTAAATTATCCAATTGCCTAATTGTTTGTAATTCATTTTGACTAATTCTTATTTCATTTATATCATTCATTTTTACTTCAAATTTATAAATTGATTTATCTCTATAAAATCTATTAACTATGCCTTTAACTGTTTTATTCCATTTAGTATAAATAAATTTATTGCCTAATGTTTTCTTTAAATCTTCCATAATAAGTTTATAAACTTCTTTTCTTTCTTTGTTTTGTAAGCAATAATCTTTTGTTAATAAATATATAATATCAGTAATCTTAATTTTTTCAGGTATAAGATGGTTTTGTTTATATTCTTCTAATATTTCTGTTTCATTTAATATCTCGTCTAACATATTTACACATCATCCTCCTCAACTTGTACACTTTCTAATTCATAATATTCTCCTTGCCAATATGTATTAGTTATTTTATTTGTTATAATTGGTACATTTATTGAATGATTATTCTTCTTCAACAATCTATCAATAATCGTATCCCCACATATATCCCATACAAATTGCTTATTTTGACTAGATCCATAACAAATATCTAATAATATATCACAAATCATATCCTCATTATTGCACACTTCAAATACTTTTCTTTGATACTTATCAATTAATACTTGCCTACTATCTTCTGTATTTTCTTCGTTTTCATCTGAGTTTTTTTGGACATTTTATATAGCTTGGCTTCTTTTTTATATTCATTATAAATTTCATTAATTATCTCTTTATCTTTTTTTGAGTACTTAGCATTCAATTTTAAAAAATCATAATCAAAATTGTTATTTTCTTGTCTAATGTTTGTTTCAATATCTTTAAATTTATCTTCTAATATCCAACAAAGTCTATTCATTAAACTTTTTTCTATAGATACTGGCATCATTAAATTATAATATTTGATAAATTCTTCTTCATCTTCACTTTTATTTTCTTTTTTTATTAATTCATCCAAGGTTAAACCAAATTTTATCAAACAATTTGTATTATTATTTTCTATATACTTTTTATATTTTCTCTTTAATTTTGAGTAGTTATATATAAAAAAATATGGTTTTTTATTACTTAATAATTTTTGATTAAATTTCTTCCACTCTATAGTTTTTTCATCATCTTTTTCTTTTATAATTACACCATTTTTATCTACCTTGTATTCATAGTTTATCTTCAACTCTTTATAATTGTACCAATGAGAAGGTACTTTTTTAGGTATGATTCCTTTTATTGAGTCAATTATCTCCTGCTGATATCCTTGCATACAAGCTATTCTATATGACATTTCTTCATATTCTGGAGTACCTGCCTTAAATTTAACTAAAACATCATACATACCAGTACACTTGTTAGTTACATCACCAACATTATTACCAAACCCATTTTTATTTGCTTTTTTTAATAATGTTTTATTTATCTTTTTCTTTTCTGCTGATTTTTGTTCACATATTATGGGTAATGTTTCTCTTGTATTTTTTATTAATATCTTATTATCTGTAGTAATATTTGCGTCCCCATCAAAATCTTCTCCGTTCATAGTTTCAGCAGTACAATCCCAAGCATTAATTATTAAACAAGTTTTCATAAATCTATACCATTTTTTTGTATCTTTATTTTCAATTAAAGGCATTACCTTTATATTATTATGTAATGTCATAGGGGCTCTATATGCTACAATTTTATTTACACCCCTATCTAACCATGTCCTTGAATAGAACTCATTAGCTTTAAGGATACCTGTAACCTTCATACCATACATATACTGACATAACGCATATAAATCTCCACTTACCACTTCATAAGAGCCTTGTACTTCTATTACACCCTTTTTAGAGTTATTAATTTTCTTTCTAATCATTCTATATACCTTTTGTTGTATAAATGGGTCATTTTTCATTCTTTTATCTATCATTAATGCTTTCAGATAATCATAATCTTCTTTTAAAAAATCTTCTTTTGTTAATTTACAACCTTTCAGAAATAAAATCATTTTTAAATAATCTTCTGATAAAGCACCTTTTATTGAATCTACTGTTGGTTGTACTAAATTCTCAATCTCATCATCAGTTAAATTATAAGATTCTAAAAATTGATAATTCATATTTCTTGTATTTTCTAACTTTTCAGGTAATATTTTAGCGACACAAAATTCAAAATCATTTTCTTTGCAACATTTTAAGTAATGGTCAATTGAACCATAAGACTTCCAAAGTTTTAACATATTTGTTGTTAAAATTACATCTACCTTTCTTATATCTATCATATTTCCCCAAGCATCTTCTACCATATAATCCTCTGCTACTTCTTCTGCAAACTCTAAAAATGGAAAAGTAAACAACATACCTTTACAAAAGGCGTTACGAATATTAAATCCACTAGGGATATAAGTAGCTTCTTTCTCTTTTTTATCATTGTATTCATAACAACCCATGTCAATTGCCCATTTTTCACTTAATTCTTTACTTATCATTCCACAACCATCAGTAAATTGTCTATTGATTTTGTATTTTTCTTTTTTACTTAAATCAAAACCACCTTTTTTATTATCAGATAGTAATAATACATCACTTTCTATTTCATGTTCACCATCTTTTATAACTAATACTCCTTTTGGTTGTGTTACTGGTGTAGAACCACTAAATGCTAATGCTTTATATGCTTCAAATTTTGCAGGTACATATTTCTCTTTTATATTTCTACCATTGTTTAATTTTTTATCTAATTCTTCATGTATGTTTTCCTCACAAAAAAGAACTGTATCTTTTTTAACACCACCACTTGTTCCTATTGTTCTAATTCTATTGGTTTTATTTAATTTAATTCCTTTTTTAGAATTTGCCCTATTCCAATCTGCTATAGATTCAAAAACAATAGAATTTAATTCTTTAACTAAAATTTTATCTTCTAATTCTTTATATTTTTGTTTGATTTTTTCTATGTTAGCTTTAGTTTTCCCTTTCTTTTTTAATTTTTTAATTTCTAATTTAAGTTTATCTATTTCTTTTTCATCTACTTCTTGTCCAGTCATTTTTCTTATCATTCTTAAAGCTATACTATCATTGATAGATACTATTTCTTTATTTTTTTTAGCTGTTTCTACATCTAACTCTAAATTCCAATTAAAATCTTTAAATCTACTTGATGTGTTTTTATAAATTTGTCTTTGATTTATAATCGCTTTAGACATATCTTGCATGATTCCCTCCTAAATTATTTTATTCATATATTTAAATAAAAGGTGCAAAAAATACTTCATTATAAATTATTTCAAACAATGCTTTATCTTTAAACATTAGAATACCCCATACAATATCATATAAATGTATTTTTACTCGTCTTAAAGTTTTATCATCATATGTATTAAATTTTATATGTATATAGTTATTTTTAATAACATAACTTTTAACAACTATTGGTACTCGTACAGATTTATTACTACTTATATTTTTCATAAACCATAACACATTTGTGATTACTTTTATTAATTCATTATAATAATCTGTATTATCAAACATTAATTTTAAAAATTTATCTGAATTAAAATCAATACAAATAAAATCAACTTCTGATTTCCAATTTAAAAAATCACTAAATTCCTTATTACTTTTTGCTATATCATTCGCAATCAACTCTGTAAATAAAACTATTTCTTCATTTTGTGTTTTTAATTCAAAACCTGTTAAATCTTCTGTTTGTATATCAATAGATTTAAAATACTCCTTATTTAATTTTTCGTTATCTTTATATTCAATATAATTTTTATATAACTCTTTTAGTTCTTTCAAAGTTTTTGTTTTTAAATTTTCAATATCATATTCTTCTTCATTGTCCATATCATCCATTGCACATTTGACATCATGTAAATATTGAAGTTTCCTAAACAAATCATTCCAACTACCTTCTGGGAATGTTGCTCCTTCTCCTCCGTTTGTTAAATTACATTTGCATTGACCAATATTCCTATATTTTTCTATTACTTCTATTTCGTAATTAAACGCTTCTTTTTCTGTTAAATTTTCTTTTACTTTTCTTACATCGCATTCGTACTTGTTATAATAATTTTTAAAATATTGATTTCTTTTAGTCGTGTTTTTATATCTTTTATTTTTACCTTTTCCTACATAGAATACTTCTTTGTTATCCACATTGTACCATTCATAAACATAAAAATTATTATCCATTCAACCCCTCCTAAATTTAAATAAAATACTTGTTTTAATATATCTATTAAATTGTTTTATATTATATTTGAATTGTGAACATAATTCTATCTATAATAAATTAATATAGGTCTATAACCTAACCTTTTTAATCTCTTAATTTCAATAGCGAAATCTTCAACTTTCATGTAATTATCATGGTTTATATCTTTTCCGTATATAGGGAAGTTATAGCCACTTTCTTTTATCTCCTGTAGTGTGTATTTCTCACATTCATTAAAATTACTTCTGTATCCTCCAAAACTTCTTCTTTTAGCATTATCTTCTGTTTTATTCCCCCAGAATAATAATGAGCCACTTATACCTTTATGTCTATTACATACAACTACATAATTTCTTTCCATCATCATTCCCCCTTTATCAAATATTTGTATTGTGTAGTAAAATTACTATATTGTCGGATTTGTTATAGCCATCCAAAACTTGGGTTGTCTACGACTATATTTAAAAACTTCTTCATTTACATCAAAATAATAAAACCCCTCTTTTTCAAAAATAGTATCACCATCAGAATATTTGAAATAATTTTGAAGACTATAAGTTTCATTTTTTATGTCCAAGCACACCAAATATTCTTTTTCATGTATCAATTTATTTTTAATATTATCCCAATTCATTATTTTCTCTCCTTCATAATAAATTCAAATTATGTACATAATAATTAATCTAGTATATTCTCCCATTCTTTTATTTCATTATTCCAATATTCTTCTTCGCTTTCAAAATCTACTATATCAATTTCAGAATCATATTCATTATCATATAACTTTCTTTGTTCTTCGATCTTATGTAATTTTTTTTCATATTCTTCCCAAGCTTGTTTATTACCCTTGTAATCATAAATATTCTTATATTCAGCTACAACTTCTTTTATATCATCACACATACACATTATCTTGCTGCCCCTCCTTCTTCAATTAAATCTATAACTATTTGAATTTCATCTATTGTATCTGAGTATGTCCACAATACATCATCTAAACACTTATCACCTACAAATACACGCCACAGAGAGCCACCTAAATCGTCTTTATATTCCAATAGACCTTTACTATTAAATATTTCTTTTCTGCCATCTAACAATCTTATATGTACATTTTCAAATAAATTTTTGTTAATTATATCTGTTATGTAATGATTTTTTAAATCTTCTTTCTTAGATTCTAATAATCTGTAATTACATAGTTTAGAATCTCCTTTAAACTCCCCTATTATTTGTCCTTTTACTTTTAATAAATTTTTCATATAATTTATCCCCTTTCAATTTAAATACATTTTATTAAATTATTTTATATTATTGTATTTGCTTAAATATTTCTCTATTTCTTCTGAACTTACTTTATAAGAAATACATTTACCTGAATGTTTAAGAATCTCTTTTTCTAATTTGATACTTTTAGATATATTTTGTTTTATACAATTAAAACCACCTATTGTTAGCATTGTTTTCCTCTTTTCTTATATTATAACATATATTTTACATTTTGTCAAATTGTTTTATATTACTATTTGTATTGTTCAATAAAAGTATTCCCTTCTCCTATCTGACTTAAATATAAGTTATCAGTTGGTCGTGTGATTCCAACATAAAATAACCTAACTTCCTCCATTAAATCTGACTTTGTATGTGGAAATTTCCCATCTTCGATAGAAATTATAAATACATGTTTCCACTCTAATCCTTTAGAACTATGTAAAGTCATCAATTGTACACAATCCTTATCTTTAGTCTTTTTTCTCTTATCTGTTGTATTGTATACAAAATTTAAGAAGCTCTCTATAGTAGTATTATTCTTTATAAAGGACATTAATGTTTCTAATGATTGTTTTCTATCATCTACTTCTTCTTCACTCTTATATTTGTCTTCTATGTATTCTTCTATTCTAAAAGTTAATATTATATTTTTAATTAACTTATGTAAATCCAATCCTTTATCTACTTGTAATCGTAAATTTTCTATTTTATTTCTAAAGGCTAATATATTTTTTTCTTGCCATGCTTTCTTAAATTTAAACAACTCAAAAGCTTCATAAAAACTCAAATTTTTCTCTCCTGCAAATTGTTTTATTTCATCATACACATTATTACTTATATAAGATAAAGGATAATTCCTAATTTTAAATATATTATCAAATGCATTATTATCATGTGGGTTATGAATCAATCGCAAGTATGATAAAACAGCATCTATTTCTTTTCTTTTGAAGAACGAACTGTTGTTTAATATGTAATATGGTATATCTTTTTCTTTTAATACTCCCTCTAAGTAATCAGCATGTGAATTTAGCCTATATAATACAGCTATATCTTTAGGATTTTCTCCTTGTTTAATTAAATTCTCTATCATATCCCCTATTTTTACACTTTCCTCTGCTTTCCTAACATTATCTATATACTTTATTACACCATTTTCTTCTCTAATTGGAATTGAATCTGAATAATATTTATAATCTCCGTAATATTGTTTTATAAAGTCATTAGAATTTTCAACAATATTTTTACATGAGCGATAATTATAATCTAAATTAATAATCGTTGGATTTTTCCATTGATTTTCAAAATCCATAAACAGTTCTGGAACAGCTCCATTAAATCCATAAATACTTTGCCTATAATCACCTACTACCATTACATTACCATCTTTAGACCATTCATGAGTAAGCATATCTTGTATTGAACAATTATCTTGTTTTTCATCCACAACTATATAGTCCCAATGATAGATATGATTTTTATTACTTTTTAATATATCTAAAGTTATCTGCAACCAATCTCCATAATCATATTGTCCATATTTTTCTTTTGTCTTTTCGTATTTTTGCCAATATGCACGATATTCTTCTTCCATATAGACCATATCAAACTTTTCATCTACTTCAAATTCATCATTATATGTAATATTAAAACATTTTTGATACAATATGAATTGTAATATATTATCAACATCTACTTTATCATTGTATCCATCTTTAAACGCCATTTCTAATTGCCATTTCATGGGTTTTTTACTTAAATCATATCCCTCTTGTGCCAAAATCCTAGCACAGATTGAATGAAATGTACCAACATTTACTCCTTCTATACCTTGTTTTTTTAATCTTTTCTTTAAGTTTTCACTTGCATTATGTGTAAAAGTTATAGCCAGTATGTTATTTGGTGAAATATTTTTATCTTTTACTAATCTTTTTATCCTTTCAGTTAATATGAATGTTTTTCCTGAACCCGCACTAGCATTTACAGCACAAGCCCCATCATTAAAATCTATAGCTTCTTGTTGTTGTTTATTAGGTTTTGTTTTCATTAAATCTTTCCTCCTTATATATCATTGTATGCTCCTGAGAGCTGTTCTAAGGCAATATATTTATGTTTTAATATAATTACACCTTTTGAATTATACCTACGTTAGAAGCTCTCTGGTTAACTTTCCCATATGTATTTTATTAAATTATTTTAAATTTTATTTTCATTACCTTCTACTTCCTCTAACAATTCTTCTAGTAGTTCAAATTTTCTAAGTTCTCTTTCTGTTGGTTTTTTATTAGTTGTTTGTAGCTTGTCCATCTTTGATTGTAAATCCTTTGTTTTATTTCTCATCAATCTATGCATAAATTCTTTATTTAAGATTTTATATGCTAATCTTTTCGCTATATCTACATCCTTTACTTCTATCCATGCAAAAGAACTAACTCCTAATGATTTACAAAGTTCATATTTACAAATTCTTGTTAAGTCACCATGAAATAACTCATCTCTTGTACTATTTTTTTCTAATTCTTTATAAATTATTTTATGTAAATGATTCTCTAATTCTCTCTTTTCTTTCCCATGTGTAAATAGAGTTTTAGTTATTTGATTGGTTTCTTCTTGAATATTTTTAAATTTTAATTCTAATTCTTCATTTTTCTTTTTAATATCCTTATTATCATCTTTTAACAACCCTAAATTTGTTTGCAATTTTATTATTCGATCCTCTAGTTTTGCAGTCTTATTCTCCATTTTTCTTAATCTTGTTTCTTTTATTCTTTCTTGAATTTGTGCTAACTCTTCACTAGACATACTTTCATAATCTAAATTTATTATTCTATTCTCCATATTATAAAACCTCCACATAATTCTTTTTATTTGGTAAATATTCACTCATTTCATCACACCATTGTCTAATAATTTCAACAATTTCATTAAGATTATTTATTACAATATCATCATCTTTAGCCTCTAATAATGCCCTTGAATATTTTACAGGAGCTAGTTTTTCTTTTATTAAATGGTCTATATCAACTACTAACCCTGATATACTTGTTATTGATTCAATTTGTCTTCCTAAATCATCTTTTTTATTAGTTAAAAACTCAATATCATTTTTCATTTTTTCATATTCTAGTGAATCTTTTTCATATAGCTCTGCTTTTTCAGTCATTAAATTTAATCTATTTTCTATTCTATCTTTTTCAGATCTAGTATGTTCAAGTTCCTTTTTTAACTTTTCTATTTGTGTGTAATCTGTATTGTCCACTTCAACAACTTCTGGTTCTTTATTCTTTTCTTTATTATATTTTTCACTTAACTCATTAAATGATTTCTCTAAATTCTCTTTTTCGTAAATTATTTTATTTTTATCTTCTTCAAGTTGTTTCTTCTGTTCTTTTAACATATTGTAGGCTTTATTTATACTTAATTGTTCATCATCTAGTTGTTGAATTAATTCATTATTTCCATTTTCATATATGTATTTTGCTTGACGATATGTTTCTTTGCTTCCAAACCCTGTATCTTTAGCAACTTGTTTGTTAGAGTCTACCTTTGACAAGTTTTGGTCAAGGGTTATTCCTTTCAACATATTTTCTTTAGCAATCTTACTATATTCTTCTTTTAATTGCTCTGCCCATTGCATTTTTTCGCTAAAACTAAAATCTTTTCTATTTTCATTTTCTGATATTTCAAGTTTTAATTGATGTAAAGCATCCTTAACAGTCATAACTCTGACTTCGATTTGTGAATAATTTAAAAATTTACAAGCTTTAGTTCTTCTTTCTCCTGCAATTAATATGTATTCAGGAGTAACTACAGGTGGATTTATTAATCCATTTTCTTTAATATCCTTGGCTAATTCTTCAATATTACCATAATCTTTTCTTATTCTGTCTTTGATTATTATTTTATCAATGTCAATCAACATGTTTTATCATTCCCTTTCTTTATTAAATTATTTTATATTATACTTATATGCCCTTGAGAGTTATTCTATTGCATTTAAATTTAATTAAGATATAATTACACATTTAAAAATTAAACGTCTTAAAATGGCTCTCATCGAGTTTAAATTATATTGATTGTTTACTATATTTACATATTATCAAATTGTTTTAAATTAGTCAAGCTTTATTATGAAAAATTTTCTATTTGCGATAAAATTATACATTTATACTATTAAACTGTTTTAAATTCATTATAAGTTATCATATATTTCTTTTACTTGCATTGCTCCATTATCATCACCAACTTTCTTTAAATGATTAATCTTTTGTTTTAAACTTCTTTTTTTATTACTTTTCCTTTTATCTAAGGTTGTTTGTGATTTTAAATTATTATCTTCTTTAAATCTTTTTGCATATTCTTTTAAACAATCTCTATCCTCATATCTACAGTAATAATTAACATCTTGTTTAACTTTCCCTCTAACTATTCTATATCCACCATTTATATAGTCTATTAGCTTCAATTCTTTTAGAACTGTATTATAAGACATTATTGCTTTGATCCCTATTCCCACATCATACTCAATTTTATCAAATGAAGGATAACAAATTTTGTTTTCCTTATTCATTCTCATAATTAGGTAACAAAAATAACCTGTTAGCTTAAATTTATCTATGTTCTTTTTACCTTTACAATAATCTAATATCTTTTTTATTTCATCATCATATACTATAAAAAAATTATCATCAAATACATAATTAACTTCTACAAAATATTTATCTCCTCTCTTTATTTTACTTATATCTTCTACTTGCTTATTAAAATAAACATCTTCATAATAAGTAAAAACATTCATTTGATTTAGTTCTAATAAACAATTTTTTATTTTTTCTATTGTAACGGTTTGCTTATGATTGATACACATGCAATCTAATAAATGATAAATAGAAAAAGTGCAATAATTTCTTAATGTCATAGTTTGAATAATTAATATGTATATAAGCAAAGCTTCATTTGATAAAAGACAATTTTCTTTTAAATCTTTATTTTCTATTAACATATTATTAGATACTTGTACAAAAAAATCTTTATTCATATATTATCTATACCTTCCTCCTTTTTCACTCTAATCTTTGTTGTTCCACACAGATTAACAGAACCTACTTTCACTTCCTTTTGTTAATCCACCAGAGTTAACGAGTTAGAGTCTGCGTTAATCCCTGTGGATTGCGAAAGAGAGTGAAACAATATATACTAATATAACAATATATACTAATAGGTTAATAAGATAGACTTATAAGAAACAAAACCTTCGTACCTCAGTTTATGTTTCTTATACTTTTGCAATTCTTCTCTTTTGTTTTATTTTTCGTTTGCTTTATTTCAATATTACCAAATTGTTTTATATTAGTCAACTATTATTTTTTTTATTTTAAAATTATTTTACATATATTCTTAAAACTCATTCTAAGCTATTTTAAAGCATATTATCTTTTACTAGTCTTATTATACCTATTTCTTTTTATTTTCTCTCATATTCCCTCTAGTATAGTTCTAAATTTATAATTTAAGTTATAAGGAAGATTATCCGAATAACCTTCCCCAAAATGATTTTTTCTTTTCTGCTTCTAGTTCTTCTTGTTGCTTCTTTCTTTCTTCCATGTTATTTTTTAGCATATCAAGCATTTCTGTATCCTTTTTAGTAGCTTGTCTCTCTTTTTCATCTACATAACATTTAAATTCAGATACAGATTTGTCTAGCTTCTCAGATACTATCTCATCTACTGTTAATGCTATAGTTTCATGAAGTTTATCATTCATTTCTTGTTGAATTAGAATCCCACTCTTTTGTTTTTCATCAATTTTATTTAATAATTCATCTGAAAAAGAATTTAATTTCTTATCTATTTCTACTGATAAAGCTGACATTATAGTTTGAATAGCTAATGGATTACTAGAATCTACTACACTCTGTTCTATTTCATTTATATCAAAACCTTTTGTACTACAATATTCTGAAACCTGTTTCAATGTCAACCCATCTTCTTTAGTTAATTTTTTTATAAATTTTAATTTTTCTATGTCTATTTTTCTATATCGCTTGTTCTCTACGTCTAATAAATCTCTAAACACCCTACTCCAATATGTTATTGTTGACTTTGGAACACCTACCATTTCTGCAACCTGAGAAGTTGTATGAAACAAAGGTTCACCTCTAATAACTTTTGTTTTTGAATCTTTATTTTCTATTTCATCATCTATATCAAAGAATTCAGCGTCAATTACTTTATCTTTATTAAAGCTTTTCATATTAATCACTCCTTAAAGCAAAGTTTAGTTAAAGTATAACATATATAAATTAAAAGATATAGGTTTCTTTAAATTTATACAATCATAACTTTAACTAAACTTTGCTTTTTCTTTTAATAACTTTTAATTTACTTTACTTATATTTTTAATAACTTCTACTTTGCTTTACTTCAAATTTATAGATTTATACTATTTCTTGCTATTTTTGATGAAAAAGAAATAGTATAAATTATTTCACCTAGAATTTAATACTATATAAATGCTATTTAATTACATTTATTATGCCAATATTTTTCTAATTCACTTCTAATTTAACTATAATAAATGTTAATTATTCTTATATTTTAATTCTATTTTAAGTATTTTTTAATACCATTTATATTCTATATAAGTTCTAAGTTACTACCATTTTTATACTAGATAAATGATAAATGCTATTTTATAACACTATTGCATTTAACACTATAATATAGTATTATATTGGTAAGGTTAAATAAGTTCTAAGTTATTTCCAAATAAGTTATAATTTAAGTATAAAAGCTTTCTACATTAATCAGTTTTAGTTAAAACTTTGTTCTATTTTATTACTTAATTGATTAGAGGTGAGTTATAAATATGAATTCTGTCATATTTACAGAAAATGATTATAGGATATTAAAAGCTATAATTGATAGAAATGACAATAAAAAAGGTTTATGTAAAGGCAATGGGACTACGATTAAAGAAATTGTAGAAAAAACTCGTTTATCAGATAAAAAAGTTAGACAAACATTAAAAAGATTTGAATCATTAGAATTTGTAAGTAAAGGATTAAAAATTGTAAAAGCAGATACTTTTTTACTTACAGAAAAAGGTTTTGAGGAATTAAATAGTTTAAGAGAAAATATTTTTGGGGAGGTATAATACATGGAAAAGGAGAAAAATCTAATTATAGGCTGTGGAGGAGCAGGGAATAGACTTGCAAATACTTTAATGAATTTAGATAGGCGTTATACTACTATATTTTTAAATTCTAATATGAGTGAAATGGAAAATTTAGAACACTTCGATAGCGAAAGACGTTGTTTCTATATTCCTAACGCTGATGGTTGTGGTAAAGACATGGATAAAATGGAAGCGTTTTGTAAAGAAGAAGCTCCAAAATTTATGGTTATGATAAAAAAATTTACAACTCATAAGTATGTTACATTCTTAACTGGTGCAAATGGTGGGACAGGTGCAATGGCAACAATTATGTATTCAAAATTAATAAAAAAAGCTTGTCCAGAAAAATCTATAAACATAATAGCAACTTTTCCATCTTTAACAGAAACAAGTATTGATTTTGAGAATGCTACAAAATTTTGGAATGAAATGATTAATCTGAAGGAAAAAGGTTATATTGATTCTATAAGATATATTGATAACAATAAAGGTAGTGAAGAAGAAATTAATATAAGAGCTATGAAAGAATTAAATGAAAGTTATGATATACCAAATGGTAAGATAGATACAACTGACTCAGCTAAAGTACATTGTACAAGAGGATATAAAGTATTCTTGAAATTAGATAACAATTCAAAAGATTTGGAAAGTGCTATAGATAAATCCATTAAAGAAAGTGTATTTTATATGCCAGATAATTTTGAATGTGATAAAATTATTGGTGATATAAATATACAAGATTTTGACTTCCAATCAATAGAAGAAGAATTTGAATATTATGATTTTCATAAGTTTAATACAAATACAACTAATGATACAAAAATACTTTTAGGTGGTTGTGAATTACCTAGAGAACCTATTGAATTAGTTCGTGAAGCATTAAAAGAGACTAAAAAAAGAAAAAGAAGAAGAACTGTTCAAGAGGATTTAATTATAAGAACAGAAAATAACGAAAATAAGAAAGAAGATATAAGAACAAAGGAAAAAACTAGATTGTCAGCAGACGATCTTAATGATATGTTTGCTGATGATAGTTTTTGGGATGATTAAATAGATAACTAAATTAATAATATATATTAGGTAGGATAGTTAAATATAAATCCTACCTAAAACTTTTATTTATCTCTGTTAAATTCTCATTTATATTTTCTAATTTATTAATTATATTTTCACTATTATATTTCATTTCTGTATTTTTAAATATCATACATATTTGATTATCATTTAATCTCTCTATATTTTTCATAATATCTACAGTAGTCCAAAGCTTTAGACTATCCATCTTTTTAACATATTCTTTAGCATTTTTATTGAAATCACTTGTAGTTATGAAGATCATATTTAAAACATTATCTGCAATAGAACTGCCTACTAATTTTTGTAGTGGCTCTCTTCCTACTAAATTACTATTCCATTTCTTACATTCAACATATGTTGTAAATCCATTCTTTTTTAAGATTATATCTTTACCCCCATCACAAGTTTTTTGGGTTGTTTTAGCTTTATATCCTAATTGTCTAAATAATTCAGCACAAAATATCTCAAATTGCCTATCATCCATAGCTTTAATTTCCTTTTGAATATCTAAATAATTATATGTTTTATTCATATAAAATATAGTTCTTTTTATATAATTAACAACTTTATATATAGCAAATATAATAAAGCTAAAAAATCCTATAATAAAGCTTAGTATTGATAAAATTATATTAAAAATACGCTTAGTATTTCTAAACGCCCTTCCAATCTTCATATCAAACACCTCTCAATTTTTATATTGTTTCCAAAATAAAAAATATTATTCAAAATTTTCATCACGTTTTTATGGCATATGTCATAGTATATAGTATAAGTTATAACACAGAGTGTAGTTACATATTCAAAAGGGAGTGGTGAGAAATTCATGAAAAATATAGATATAACAAAAATCGTATTTATTGGTTGGGGGATTTGGTTTGTATCGTATGTAAGTTATAAGATATTATCAAGAGATAAAAGTAAGCATAAAGTACATTATATGACAGTTACAAGAAGTCTGAAGAAGATTAAAAAGTTTGAAAAAGGATTTAATGATAGCTGTAATATTAAAATAAATAAATAGGGTGATGATATGACAGAAAGCACACATGAAGTTATTTTAAAGTATAAAATTTTCAATTCAAAAGGGGAGCTAGTTAAAGAATTTGATGAAAGTAAAGAAACTAAAAGTGAAAATAAAAGTAGCAAATTAGTATTAAAAGATACTTATAAAAAAGCGTTTGAAAAGATTTTTAATACTAATAAAACTTCTGAAAAGAACGAACAATCAAACCCACAAGATAATCTATTTTGGAAATTGTCTTATAAAAAGGAAGATAACAAATCTGATAAAGCTATTAAACATAGCACTAATCATAAGGAAACTAAAGAAAATAAGATTAAAAATCAAGGCACATCTAAAAATAAAATCCAAGAATATAATAAAAAAATAAAAGAAGATATAAAAGCAGCACAAAAGAGAACTGAATTTCTAAACAATTGGGAAAAAACAATGACATATACAGGATTATTTAATAAAATGCATCAAACTTTTTCACCAAATGATTTAACATTTACTAAGTTTGGTGCTGAAGCAAAACTATATATTCCTTGGGGATATAATTATAAACATTTAACAAGTGTAAGAGAAACCCTTCAAAACAATCTACAATGTACCGTTGTATTAAATTCTTATGTAAATAAAAATTATATAGATGCAAAATTTATATATACTGAAGACTGTAATAAAATTAATTTTAAGCCAATAATTGCTGAACCATATAAGCTGTTTATTGGTGTAGATGAGAGTAGTGAACCTATTTTAATTGATGTCAACTCAGAACCCCATATATTAGTTGCTGGATCAACTAGAAGTGGTAAGAATGGTACTTTAGACCATACTATAACGAATTTAATTTACAATTGTACAGAGAATGAAATCAATCTATATTTATTACAAGGTGCTAAAGGTGATATGGCTAAATATAGAAATTGTAAGCAAGTAAAAAAATTTGCATTTTGTGATGATGAAAATACTATAATGGAAATTATTAAAAATATTTACGATGAAATGAAAAAAAGAAGAAATTTATTTTTAACAACTTTGGTAGATAGTTTTAAAGACCCAAATCTTAAAGATTATAATAAAAAATTTCCAAATAAAAAATTACCTTATATCTATATAATTGTTGATGAAATAATGGCTGTTGTTTCCAAAGCAAATAAAGATAAAAAGAGTTGTCAATTTGAAGTTATGGATTTGCTAGAAAAAATTGCTGAATACGGTGGAGCTTATGGAATAAGTTATGTAATATCTCATCAAAAGCCTGAGGCAAAATTAATGCCAACTTTTTGTAAAAATATGTCAAATGTTAGAGTGTGTTATGGCTTTAATGATTCTGTATGTTCAGCAATAGTATTAGGTGATGGTAGATATGAAGCAGTAGGTTTGCCTCCTAGAAAAGCATATGTTATTTCTAAGACTTATGAGGGTTATCTATACACATTAGATTTAACAGATAATATATATAAATATGTTAAGAAAAGTATAGTAAAACCCTCTGAAACAAATAAAAAATCTGATAGCAATTCTAATGATAAAAATGATTCTAATACAAAGTTTAATGACCAAGATAAAAATAGTGCAAATAAAAAAGATGTTATAAATGCTGGAATAAAACAATTACAAGAACAAAATCAAAAAATAAAATCATTAAAAACTATTGATAAACCATCTGAAAACAATACTAAAGTCAATATTAAAAAACAAAGCAATTCTACTAAATCTCCTTATATTAAAAATGATTTCTCTAAAGTACATCCCAAAACCAAAGAAGAGCTATTAAAAGAAAATTTATCTAAAATTGAAGGTTATGTACCTTATAATCCACCAAAACCAAGGGAGTGATTCAGATGTTAACTGATAATGACAAAGAAATAGCTAAATATATTGAAGGTGTGGGTGTATGCACAGCTAAACAAATATCTAAGATATTCTATAAAGATAAAAGTCAGGGTCAAGCAATAGCAAGAAGAAGATTAAAGAGACTAGAAGAATGTGGTTATATTAGAATTACCAAATTATCTTTTTTAAATAATACTAATGCTTATATATTTAATTCTAAAGAATATAAAAATTTAAAACCTTCTTTGCATAAAATCTTACTTTTAGATTATTATGCAGAGCTATTTTATCACGATGTAGATATAGATTATTTTAAAAAAGAACAAAGTTGGTTAAATGGAAAAATAAAGAGTGATGGGTTTTTTGTTTTTGATTTTAATGGAAAACATTATTTTCAAATTGTTGAAGTTGCATCAACTAACTTTAGTCATAATACAATAAAAAAATATGAAGATTTATATAAATCAAATGAATTACAAGGATTATTTAAAGAATTTCCACAAGTAATTTTAATAGATAGTGGAGAGCATTTTAAAGATATAGATAGTAATATAAAATTCATTCATTTAAATCATAAGCTAAATAACTTTATAAAAATCTTTGATAAGTAAGTAACACCAACATATGCCATAACATATACCATACCATATGACTACAGTAATCACACTTGATACACCTATAATCAATTAGACAAGCCATTCTTAATTTCAAATATATAGCGTAGCGTAGTGGAGCTATATAAGAGGGTGTGGAGCAATGTAAAAGCACCCCGCCCTCGCAAAATAACCATCACACTTTTGGAATAATTTTCATATAATGTATTAAGCCATATTTTAATATTGTACATAAACAGAAGCTAAATACTTTTCTTAATGTAATTTTTATATAATACAAATTATTATATAAGTGTTCATTTTCAATTTTATATGGTTTTGATTGTTGGTATTTATATTGCTTATTTAATATAAAAAGAGTTGGAAGTCCTAATGAGATTTTGCTCATTTATATAATAAGACAAATATAGATATTGATAGTTAAAATTGTATTAACTTTGAAAATTAAATAGCTTATATATAATTGATTTGTGTTTGTATATATTAATTATTTTGAGTCTAAGTAATTACACAAAAGTTTATTGAAACCATACAAAAGATTTTTTTATTATACAAAGGAGAGAAAGTGATGATAGATATTTTGATAAGTATTTTAGGATTACAAATTTTTTTTATAATCCTAAAAGGTACAAAAGCAGGAAGATTGATCTATTTACTAGGAAAGATTACTAAACAAATGTTAATTTTAAATTGTAACATACTTAGATTGCTTTTAAAGAAAACAAAGGATATAAATAAAAAATTAAAAGATAAAATTTATAGTAAACAAAATAAACAAGAAAATATTAAACATAAGAAGGTTGCTAATGGTGATAATATTATAAATTTTAAAGGTTATAAGAAGAAAAAATAAGAGGGTATATGTATTCCCTCTTGTATTAAGATATTATATTAGTTTTATGATGTTTTAATAGAAAAGGGAATACATATACTCATAAGGAGGAATTGTTATGGGTAATACAAAAATAATAATTACGATGGGTGGAATGGCAGTTGGAAGTTGTCTTATAGAGAAATTATGTTCCGCATTAGGAAAGCAAGATATTGCACAAAGTATAAGTGTTGTAACTATATCACTAATGGGAGTTACAGTTGCCACTACCGCATTTAAACTTTTAGATACAGTAAGCAACTGCATGAAATAGGGTGATATTATGAATAATTTTCAGTTACTTTTAGAAATGGGTAAAGTTTATGTTGTAGGTACAGTTGTAGAGAAGACTATAAGAGCTTTTGGAAGCAATAATAAAGCAGATTTAATTAAAGCTTTTACAGTTGTTTGCTGTGGCTGTTGTATAATACTTATTTTTTTAAATAGTTTTAAAGTCGTAGATAACTTTTGGGAAGGAGTAAAATATTATGGTAATCCTGTAAACTATATGAAAGCTTTATGGATTTTTGCTAAGAATTTAGTTACTGGAGAATAAATTTAAAATGTAGATAATAAAAATATTTGTATATTATTAATTTAAATGGTTATCATAGAAATAACACACTTAACTTTTTCATGTAAAACTCCTTTAAATATTTTGTATGGTTTATTTTGTAACACATATAACTAAATATAAATTTAGAAAATTAATTTAATTTTACTAGGTTTTCGATGAAAGCTAGTATTCTCAATATGATTGAGTGATTTAGAGTGAATTTCAGGAAAATTTAATATAGAAAATATAGGAAATCGAACAAATGTATTAATATTAACATAATTTGCATTTTTATGGTAAAAATTCGCCTTATCGAAAAAGGGTTTTGAAGTGCCATAAACGTTGATATTAAAGGGTTTGTTCGATTTTGTTTTTTGTGTTTTTTATTTTTGTAGAAATGTGGACAAGCCTTGATATTATAGGATTTTGTCGAGATTTGATAGAGTAGGGAATTAAATTGTAGATTTGAAAATTTCAACTGTGTGGTGTGAGTGGAAGAGTTCGCTAGTGATAATGATTATCAACTAGTAATAAAAATGTAAAAGTACCCCCCCACCTATGGTTGACATAATAACTTAGCTTAATATACATTAAGCTAAATTTTTAAACCAGTTATTACCAAATCATTCTCAAATCCAATATTATTAAAATTATACATCTAAAATAAATATAATGATTCAAAAATAACTTCATGAGAGCCACTAAGGTTGATTTAAAATAGTTTTAGATATGATTACACCTTTAAAAATAAAATCTGTTAAAAGTCTTTAGAATTGATTTTAAGTACATAGAAATGATAAAAAATAACTTGCAAGTTGAATTGAAAAAGTTGCATACTATAAAAATAGAGTAGGGAAGTTATATAGTATTAAATACCATTTGATTTGTTTTTCAAAACTAGGTGATGTAATGTTGATATTCTAAGAAATAGTATGTATATTTTATTATATAGTTATCTAAATCGGTTATTGTTATAACATAAAGTTTTCATAGGAAGACTTACAAAACAAAATATAAATCCAACACAACCACTCTACCACTAAATAAATACGAATCCAATAAAAAAACTAAAAAATAAACAAGAATTTAAAACATTTTTATAAAATAAAAAATCATAAATAAAAATCCATTTCAACACACCCCACCTATGCACCCCATACCATACCCACTACAACCAAATACTTTACTAATAATATTTATAACTTTATATT